CAATACGTTGTTGTATTTGTTTAGATATAGTTCCTAATTCTACGTCACCAATTCTTTCTGTACCTGCAATAGTTCTTAAACCATCTGGTGCTAGGTATATAATATCTCCACCAAGTTCTTGTATTGAGCCACCATCTACACAACCTATTTTTCTTGTTACAGGTGCTATTACAAAATCACTGGAGGTATTACCTGTTAGTTTAAATATTTTATCTTGTCCAAATATAAATAAAGAATCCCTAAATACTTTTAATCCTTTTATTTCTGTATCTACTTTAATAACTCCACCACCATTGCCAGTAGTAAAATCATTAGTTTCAAAAGGACCCATAAAACTAAGTTGCTGTTTATTACTAGAGTCGCCTGCAAAAAATATATGATTTTTAAATACTTCAACAAATTTAAAATTAGCTGTGCCACTAGCACTAACAACTGATGCAGAAAACGCAGATGTTAATAGCTGTGGGCTAGACGTTCCTGTACATATAACTATTCTATCTGTACCATCAAAATTAAATTTTCTAAATGTATAATTTTGTGTAGGAGTACCTAAACCTGTAATTGTAGATGTCCAACTTCCTGATCCACTTGATCCTCTATGTATACTGCCACCTCTTGCTCCTAATACTATGCCATTAAATATAGCTGACATTACTACTCTTTCACTAGAAGCAGATACTTGTGGTACAATATTTGTATTAAATTTTGTTGTGCCTAATATTTTTTTATATCCACCTTTAACATCAGGTTCAAAGTTTTTTAATACTTTAGTTTCTCCTGGTTGATAAGAAAATGAGTCTTTATTTAAAACTAATCCCCCACCACATCCAAATACAAATGGTGATATTTGTGAAGTATCAGCCACTTAATGCTGCTCCTCTACTTCTTCCTAAATTAACTCTTGTGTCTAACATTTCAGATGGTGAATTAATTAATTCTATTCTCATTCTTTTAACTCCTGCTAAATAATCTGCAGCAGCAAATTGTGTAAACTGCGGATCAGATCTTAATTGATAAATGTAATACTTAGCCCTTGCAACTATTACATCATGAAATCTTGCAGGTATATCTGGAGTATCGGTTGAGCTAGAAAGATCTGAATGCGTTTTCCAATATTCAAATTTTATTGTATATTTATCTGAATTAGGTATACGATATAATCCAAATTTTCCGTCTTGTGATCTGTAAACATAATCAGGAACACCATAATGATCACTGCTATTTGTTTGAGAAGTACTTAAAAATCTTCTTTGATAATCATCGTATGTAATGTAGACTAGTTTTTTAGGTGCAAGATCTTCAGATACTTTTACAAAATCTACATCTAAATTATTTGAATCATCGTTATCTAATGTAATATGAGATGTAGAAGCTGTTGCTGTAAATGTAGTATCTAATATTTTACCATCTCCAAAATTTGATACAGTAACTGTAGTACTTAAATTTTGTGTCCCAGCAGCTGATGTTCCTACTTGTACTTTTAAACTAGAGCCACTAGATGATGTATCCATTACTCTAACTTGTACTCTATAAGATTTATTTTTTACTGTAGCCAAACTAGCAGAAGCTGCTGCTGCATTTAATCTTAGTCTTCCATTACCACCAGAGTTATATGCTGGTGTTCCTGATACTGTTGACCAGTTAGTTATATTACTATCAAATGTAGAATTACTAACTAATTCAGTAGGCACTAAATAAAATGAATCATAGTCTGCAGATCTATAATCTGTAGGTAGCGTATATTCTTTTTGCCCTGCATACGTTACTTGTGTTGCATCACTATGTAACCAAGGCCATTCTAATTCTGAAGCATATACATCCCGTATTGCTTTGTTAACAACGTCTTTAACTGTAGTTTGTATTCCACTACTACTAGCAAAAGTAGACGATGTTAATTGAACTTCGTTAAGTTCTGCTAATACTGAGTTGGCTAATGCTAAATAATTCATTATTTATTCTCTAATAATTTTAATATTTTATCTATTTTTTTATCTTGTTCATCTAATCTTAAATTAATAATATCTTCTTGATTAATTTTTTTAGGACTGTTATCATACATAGGAGTAACTTTTTGTCCTGTAGATGCTGTTGTATTTTTTCTTAAATCTATTGTACTCATAAATTCCTTTGTAAAAGAAGGGAGCCATAAGGCTCCCCTCTAATTAACAATTAAGCATTGTTTGCTGTTTCGTAAACGCCAGAAACATCACACATAAGTGCGAATACTCTAACTTTACCTGCAGAAGAATCTGCACCTGCGACTAGTAAGTCGATAGTGTCAGCACTTGCAATAATTGGTCTTGCAGTAGCTGTCAGTACAGAATATCCTGTTGCATTAGCATCTCCGTCAACAAATACATCAACGTCTCCGCCAGTAATACCAAAGTCCATAGTTGCACTACTAGATAGTGCAGTAAGAACTTCAATACCAGCATGTAGAACTAAAGTTTCAGCAGGAACATCGAGTACTTGTAGTACGTCTCCGTTTGCTGTTCCAGTAGAACTATTGATTTTTGATATATCAATTGTATTTTCCACTAGGTAAGGGGTTCTTACACCAGGGTTTTTTCTTGAAGGTGTACTAGTTGAACTAGAATTACCTGTTACATCGTAAGTAGCCATGATATTATTCCTTTCCTATTTTAATCAATTAATAAAAATTGAGCAATAAGACCTTCCGATCTTAATACTTTTCTACCAAACACATGTAATCCTCTAACAACGTCTGCAAAAGAATCTTGGTCTCTCACTACTTCAATTTTTGCAATGTGATTAGCAGTTGCAGTTGAAGACATGTGACCAGACATGCATAAGAAAACGTTAGACGTACTTGCAGCAGCAAAGTTATTTGTCATGTACAAGCTCATGTTATTGATTTTTCCTTGGTATACTTTACCATTTCTTAATGGTGTAGCAGTACCAGAAGTATCAGCCATTAACTTGTTATTTGCTTTGCCTAGTTCTTCGTAGAACTCAGGTCCAGCTAGGAACCATCTGTTCTCTTCAGGAACATCAGCTGCGTTTAGTCTTTTAGAGTGATTAGCTATAACGTTTACTGGATCAGTTTCAGGAGTACCTGATAAAGATAATCCTTCCGCATAAGTTCCAACGTCTACGTTACCAGATCCATCTGAACCAATAGTTGTTCCAGCACCAGCTACCATTGCAGCTATAACATTTTTGTCATAAGCATTTTTTAGAGCATATGCACCAGAAGAAGTTGCAACAGACTCAAAATTTACATGAGAGTGTCTTTCTTCAATGTCATCTACTTTAAAAGCAAAAGCATTGGCTTGGTCAACAATTAGTTGTAGTTGATCGTCAGCTAAGTTTTGTGTGTTGATTAATGCACCACGAGTGTACGCAGCTACAGTAACCGTAGGTTCTTTGATAATATTTACCGTATCGCCATAAGCTTCAATTTCTCCAGCGTAGTCGGTGTTTGTAATGTCTTCAACAACCGAAGCAGTTCTGAAAAACTTTTGAACCTTTTGACTATAAATAGCAGGTATGAAATTATCGCCTGGCAGGTTGTTATACCCACTTGATCTTGATATTGCCATATTATTCTCCTTTATAGCGTTAAGTTAAGTTTTTAGTTTATGCTTTTATACGACCTTCTCTTCTAGCTTGCATTATTTCTTTTTCATATTTGTCAAATTGATGAGGTTTTAATTTAGAAATCTCATTAACACTCCAAATCTTTTTATCAGCTACGTCAGTTTGATTAGCTTTCTTAGTTGTAGTGACTGATTTTGCAGCTTCTTTTTTTATTTCTGAATTATTTTTCTTTTCTTTTTTAGAAAGTCCTTTATCCATTTTATAAAGATCAATAGCTCTTGCGGCTAAATCTGCATTATCTGTATTGTCATACAACCATCCTTGAATTGTAGGATCTTGTACTTGTGCCCACTCATGAAAATCATCAGTAGCACGAATTTCCTGAAAGTCAGGATGTCGCTTAATCAATTCCACTTCAGCTTTTTCTTTAGCAATTTGTGTTTGCTGTTCTTGTAAAAACTGAAACTTTTCTTCAAGTTGTTTAGTACGATTCTCTGCTTGTTGCAAAGAAACGCTTTCTATAACATCATAAACATCTGGATACTTTTGTCTCCACTCTGCAAGTTCCTGTGGATCTTTAGGTGGTAGCATCTCATTTGCTTTTTGTTCAACTTGAGTCTTAAGTTTAGTAACTTCATTTTTATGCT